TCGCGGGGCGCGACGACAGCTTCGCTTGGATTGCTACGGCGAACGAGTCCGGCGAGGTCTGAGAGAGGCACCCTCGGCGTGATAACACAGCACAGATCCTCAATAATCATATCAAAAATCCATATCTCCCAAATCCGCACACTCACCGACGCCGGGTGAAAGCCGTTCCGTCCTAAAAAGGAAGCACGCCTTTTTCGGCAGGCGCAGGGGAAAAAATTCCCCGGGCGGAGGCAAATCTATGGTCCGCCGCCCCTTCAACGACTATATTTGGTATCAATGCCATCGGAGTCAAGTCGACTTCTGACATGGCGTCACCCTTGACTAGCTCTTTCGCGGTGACCGCTCGATGGGTCCCACCACCGCGCGCTAGAGATCGCACAGAGCGAGGCCGCCGAGCGGAAAAATTTGGCCGCCATCATTACTTTACAAAAGTTTTTTATTGACTGATTCGCGGTTTTTGTGAATAATTTTCCTATAAAACACGTCTATCCAGGAGAGAAACGATGGAACCGCGCGGTAGCGGCGAAGTAAGCGGGCGTCCTTCCGGACCTCTGAGTTCAAGACAAACCCGAGACGCTATTTTGTCACTGAACGAGGCGTGGCTCTGCACTCTCGACGAGTACGTGATCGATACGTCTCTGAGCGAGGTTATCCTTCCCGTGATGCGTGCCTGTTTTTCGGCGGAGCGGCATACGCGGTTCTGTTGGCGCAAAGGGGTCATGGCAATCAGGTCGTTTCCGATATCGCTGGCTTCCTCACCGAACAGCCGCGGTTGTGATCCGCAAAAGCCTGACGCGCGCGGCATTGCCTGACGACGCGGACGAAGATGAACCGGCAGACGAATGCACCAGAAGGGATGGTGCGGCCGCCTCAAACTACGGAGCCATGGTGAGGAGTGCAGATGGAGGAACAGACCAGCCTCAATCGAGAGGCCAAGCAGAGGAAACGGCGGGTTGAGCCACTCCCCGCGCCGGCAGTGCACACCCCTTCGACGGTCTTGGCTTTGATTGAACGGGTAACGCTCGACCCGTGCGCCGGTGTCGAAAAGCTCGATCGACTGGCGGCGATATACGAACGCCTCGAAGCGAAAGAGGCCGAGCGCTCGTTCAATGCGGCGAAGAGCCGGACCCTCAAAAAGCTCGCCGGCATCAAGATCGTCAAAAACCGGCCCGTTTTGTCCGACATCAACAACGGAAAGCAAAGAGACACCGTTGAAGCCTTCAAATACGCCCCGCTCGAAGAGATCGACAAACATCTGCGCCCGCTATTGGCGGAAGAGCAGATGGATCTCTCCTATTCCGATGAACCGTGGGACGGCGGCGGCATCCTGATCCGCGGCCGCCTGAAGCACCTACCGGGCGGCCATTACGAAGATTCGTTTATGCCGGCGCCGCTCGACACGACGGGTGGCAAATCGAATGTGCAGGCGGTCGGCAGCACCAACTCCTTCCTGCGCCGCTATGTCGCCTGCAACATCTTCAACATCGTGGTTGTCGGCGATGATGACGACGGAACCGGAGGAACGATCGACGAGGCCCAGGCCAAGACCATTGTCGAGCTGATCAAGAAGGCCAAGGTCGGACCGAAGTTTCTCAAATACATGAGGGCCCAAAGCGTCGAGGAGGCCGCTTCGCTGGAGGCGGCGGTGGCGACGATCGCCGCCCGCGACTATCGCAAGGCCGTCAGCACGCTCGAGGAACAGATCGCCAAGGCCGAGGCCGGTCATGCCCATCTTTCATGATGTGGCGCAATACTCGGAAGCCTATGACCGCCTCAAGCTGGGCATCCCGACGAGCTCCAATTTCCACAAGATCATCACACCCCAAGGCAAGCCGTCGAAGCAGTGGCGTGAATACGCCTGCGTGCTGATCGCCGAGCGGCTGCTGCAGCGGAAAATCGAGTTTTACAATTCACCGGCGATGGAGCGGGGCCTGATCGTCGAGGCCGATGCGGTCGATTGGTATGAATTCGATCAAGACGTAACCGTGCAAAGGGTCGGCTTCATCACCGATGACGATCGCACGGTCGGGTGCAGCCCTGATCGGCTGGTCGGCGATGACGGCCTGTTGGAAATCAAGGCCCCGCTGCCGCACACCCAGGTCGAATACTGGATCTCCGGGGCCGTCCATGAACGCTTCCGGCCGCAGTTGCAAGGCCAGCTCTACATCTCGCAGCGCCGCTGGGTCGATATCGTCTGTTGGCATGACGCGCTGCCAAAGCTGGTCATGCGGGTTGAGCCCGATGAGACGTTCATCAAGGCACTCGACCGCAAGCTCCAGATCTTCAACTACTTCATCGAGCGCGTCATGGAAAAGATCCGGGCTGCGACCGAGATGCCGGTCCCGCAAGAGGGATTGGCGTTGAAGGCGGCGCTGCGAGCCAGTCTGGACACTGTGCCGTGACCTCACGCTGCCGCTAGATTCGAGCGCATTGGAAATCGCTTACAACCGATGCCCGTGCCCCGCATCCTCCGAACGATGGCGCGCCCTGCGCCCAAGCCTACGCCTCATTTGCGTAGGCGCCGGCAGCACCTTGCTTTTGTCCGTCAACTCCCCTGCGTCGCCTGCGGCAAAGCCGCGCCGTCGGAGGCCGCGCATGTGCGAGCCGGAACCGATGGTAGTGTTGGCGTGAAGCCTGGCGATCGCTACGCGGTTCCGCTGTGCACCGCCTGTCACGCAAAACAGCATCGGATCGGCGAACTTTCGTTTTGGTCCGCGCGCCACATTGATCCTCTCAACGTGGCTTTGCGGCTTTGGACTGTATCGGGCGATATAAGGGCCGGGGAGCGCACTGTGTTTCGCGCGCGACAACAGATCGATCTGGCGAAGTCATTTGGCCGGCGCGCACCTTGGCTCTAAAATCGATCCTGCCGGCGCGGTGTCTATACTTGCGCTAGGGTTGGGAGTGCCGTAGGTAAGCTATGTTGTCGCGTAGGTGGCCATTGCGTCCAGTCGGCCAGCTAGCGCGGGCAGCCGGCCGCGGCAAGGAAGATTATCGCCGTCAGCCGGGTCGACGACAACTTGAAGGTTTCCGTCCGATGTGGCTGCAACCCGAAGGCCTCAGATGCGGTGAATGGTCGATGACGAATGGCTCACCGCCATCGAGCCAGCGTTGCCGCAAAAGCTGAACGGGCCGCGCTCGGAAATTCCTGTGGTCATGTCGACTGTCCCGTGTGCGTTCGGACCGTTCACCGCGAGACCAATCCGCGCTACTACGCACTGCTCACGCGGCTCAAGGCGCTGACCGGCTGCCCGGTCCCCGAGGCGCGCCAAAACGTTTTACGTGTAGGAGAGATCGAAGGCGATGACTCGCGCCGTTGGTAGTTGTAGCCATCCCCAAATAAACAGATTGCGGTTTACCAAGTATCTGAGGCCGGCAGCCGCGTTAAAAGCGTTGTCGGGTCGGTCCGGGAAAACTCGCGGAAAGCGAGCGCGGCGCGGCTGGCCGGGATGGACCGGCAGACCTTGCGCGAATGGGTTCACCGCTACAACGAGGAAGGGATTGCCGGGCTCAGCAAACCGGCCGCCGCCGGGGCGCTCGCCAAAGCTGAGCGAGGGCCAGATGGCAGCACTGAAGGGGTGGTTCTGGCCGGGCCCGACCCAGCGGTGGACGGGGTGGTGCGCTGGCGCATTGTCGATCTGTGCCGCTGCGTGATCGAACGCTGGGGTGTCAGCTACAGCGAGACCGGGATGCTGCGGCTGTTGTGGTCGCTGGATCTGTCACACCGCAAGACCCGGCCCCGCCATCCGCAGAGCGACGAGAAGGCGCAGCACGCCTTCAAAAAGATCCTATGGGCGACGGACGGTCGAGCTCCAGTAGGGTTTGGCGTCCAACATCCTACCCAGGAGACCGCCAATGGAGATCTCGTCTAGCATCGCCATGTAGCCAGTCGACACGTCAGCCGTTAACCATCTTCGGGATATTTTTTCCTATACAATTAAAGAGCTTGGTGGTAAAAGCCAGATTTACCATGATTGGGTAAATAATTCAACTGCAGGTTTTCGCTGGCTTCTTCAAAGTGGTCGGTTCGACCAATGGTTTGCAATGATTGATCGTGCTTCGCTAAACGGTCGCGATGGTGGGCCCAATGGCACTAGGCTTGAAACCACGGGATGGAGTTCAATGAAAGTTGCGATCCTCGCTGGCGGAATGGGAACGCGACTCGCAGAGGAAACGGTCCAGCGCCCGAAAGCATTAGTAGAGATCGGCGGCAAGCCAGTTCTATGGCACATCATGAAGTATTATTCAACACACGGAATGAATGAGTTCATCATCGCGCTCGGTTACAAGAAAGAGGCGATTATAGGATATTTCATGGATTTGCATTACTACAGTTCGGATCTTACTATAAACACCGGTGATGGTTCCATTACGGTTCATGATCGGAAGCGCGAGCCAGCATGGAT